GGCGGCTGCGGAGTTGGTGCAGGGGCTGGCATCTTGGGAGAGGAGAAACACATATTTTAGTTGTTGTTATTTGATAGGGGTTGTTGAGAGAATGTTTTCGTTCTGTTCCTCGTATACATCCTTAAGGAACCTAACAACACTTCGCGCACCCGAATAGTAGTCGATCTCCCTGTGATTATACGAAGGATCGTAATCCTTTTGGGGGAACCTTTCCTCAAGAGCCTTGATAAGACTCTGGGAAATCGTTGGAAATTGCAGGTAGTTATCCATGTTTATTCCTAATAGTGAACTAGATGTCGTATAAATCGCAGGTAAGCTCCTGATTGTCGATCATGTCCACGGTCTCACTGAGACACACGGCGTTCCAAATGATAGCCCCAAGGTGATCCTCGGTATTGTCTCCCTCCATGAAAGCCCACAGGTGGCGATACAGGCTATCGATGTAGCGACTCACGGGAATCCCTTGTTTCCAGTTGTCCCGCTTATACTTCGCTGCACCGTCTTCAAAGCGTTTTGCTAAACGAATAAGGGCGCGTGGAGGAATCGCTGAAGGAATCCCCTTGCCTTGTGAGGCATCCCTTACAGCACCTGTTTGGAACTCAGAGCGTTCCCCTGAGTCTGGTAGGTTGTTCTTTGCTACATAAGCTTTTACTAGTTCTTTTGCGAGGGTGTCCATAGTTGTTTTATTGTTTTGGTTGTGTGGTCTACGTCTTGGTGTTGCAAGATGTAAGCTAGTCGTGCATTCATTAGGGCATCATCTTCGGTGAGTCCAGCCTTTTCATAACAAGCTACCACGGTGTCCCATGTGTAGCCATCCTTCTCCAACATCTTCTCTGCGGTCTTGATGCCGACACCCTTGATGCCTTGGTAGTTGTCCGTAGCGTCTCCCATAAGGGTCTGCAACAGGTGGAACTTACGAGCGTGTTCGGGTGTGATGGTTCGCAGCTCACCTCTAAGGAAGTTAAACCACTGGCACGGAACCGTCTCAAAGTCCTTGTCGGCACTGACGATGATTGACCCCTTCTGATCCATGGAACCCATGATACCTAGGACATCGTCGGCTTCCATGTTGTGCCAGAATACTGTCTCATAGTTCTCGCAGACCCACTCACGTAGATCCCCAAGTCCCAAGGGTGACCTCTTGCCCTGCCTGTTGGCTTTATACAGGGGATACATCTGGTGACGGAAGGTAACCCTGTCAGAAAAAGCTATGATAGTTTCTGACGAATTAAGCTCCTCCTCAAGGTAATCTATCAAACTGATAAAGGAACTCTTGAGTTCGTTGAAGTCGCAGTGGACTGTAAAGATATCGTCGTCCCAACGAACTTCCTTCTCGGCTGAGAAGCAAGCTTTGTAAAGGATCATGTCGCCGTCGATTAGTGCTTTCATGTATAGTTTTATTAGTGAGTTTCTGACCAGTTGTTTCCTACCTTGTATTCCCCATCCACAGGACACTTAAACCCAAGGATCTCTCCTGCTCGTTTAAGTGAATGGACAAAGGCTTTCCCAAGATCATCTGCGTGTTCTGGTAAGCAGGAGAACTGAACCTCGTCGTGGATGTTTCCGTGTAGTTCATATGGGTGTGGAGCGTTCCTTGAAAAGGTAACAAGGGATTGCTTCATAAGGATTGCTCCTGCTGATTGCAACAACAAATTCAAGGCACTGTGTGGAGAACGACACGGCAGCTTACGACCATCGAGACCTTGAAGGATGTTGGTTCGTTGCACCTGTTGCTGGACGGTTTCGTTGAGCTTACCGATAGCTGGGATTCGGCGCATGAAGTCAGCCTTAAGCTGCTTACCTTCGCGGGAAGATCCACCTACAATAGACCCAATCTTAGCGTCCCCTGCGCCGTAAAGGAACGCATAGATGAACGTCTTGGCTTGGTCGCGGGTCTGTAGTCCAGCAGCCTTCTGGTTAGCCGTGTGGATATCTCCATCAAGGATCGCCTTGGAATACGCGCCGTTGTCCCATTGATAGAGATAGTGAGCAAGGCAGCGAAGCTCAAGACCAGCAGCGTCAGCACCGACAAGGACTTTGCCCTTAGGAGCCTCAAAGCAACTGCGGCACTCATGTCCATACGGCGCACGACCTGCGGGAACCTGAGCGATGTTAGGGTTCCTGTGGGTGCAGCGTCCGCTGATGGCTCCGTTGGTAACCACCTCGCCGTGGATGCGTCCGTTGAGTTCTAGGTTAAGCCACGCTTGTTTACCCTCGGCTACCTGCGCCAACCGTTTGGCAAGCAACAGGTATTCACACAACAGGTCAGCTTGGGGCAACCCTACGTCACGCAGGACTGGCTCGTTGATCGCTGGTCGCTTACCTTCGAATGACTTAGGCTTCCACCCAAGATCCATAAGGCGTTGTGATATCTGGTCACGGCTGTTAGGGTTGAACAAGACTTCTTTCTTTTTGTTGTCCAGCTTGGTAGCTCCTTTAAGAAACGCTGAGACTTCCTTAGGTATAGATCCAGCAGCCTTAAGCAAAGCTCCAAGCTCCTTCTTGGTTGCTGCTTGGATGCCGTTGGCTTCCCATCCCAGCGAAGACTTCATCTCCTCAACGGTTGGCGGGAAGGCTTCCTGTAGCTGCTGTTGAAGCAACCCACGTGCTGCCATTAGGTTAGCCGTGAGTTCCTCGGCTTTCTTTACGTTGAACACCCATCCGTTGGCTTCCTGTTTCTGCATCAACTTCGCAAAGTCATGCTCAAGGAACAACATCTTACTTGCGGGTTTGTTCTTGGTGAGGTGAGTGAACAACTTGGCGGTTACCCTGACATCTTGCTCGCAGTAGTCCTGCATCTCCTTAGACCACGCCGACCAATCTGTGGTTGCCCCAAAGTCTCCCTTGTATTCACCGATCCGATAGCCCCACGCCTTCAAGGAGTTACGACCGATCAGATCCTTAGGGAAGTCCTGTCTGTTGTAGTCATCTGACTTTGTATCAGGATAGATACACATAGCCATAACAAGAGTATCAAGGACACCCTTGTGGGTGAACCCGTAAAGCTTCTCAAGGGCTGGTGCGTCGAACTTAATGGCGTTGTGACCGCAGATGTAATCCGCAGTAGCCAACAGGTCTAAGCCCTCCTTGATGTTACCCATTTGGGAACTAAAGGATTTCATCTGGTCAGCTTGCTGATCGTAGATCGACAACACGTGGACACTCTTTAAACCTTTAAGGGTTTGGAAGTGAGCGATAGCGTCTGTCTCAATATCAAAGAATAGCGTTTTCATACTTAGAAGGGGTTGGTTGTGTCGTCATCGTTGTCGTCCACAGAGGCATCATCAAGCATTATCTCGCTCATGCGTCCTGTGGTCTTGTCGTATTGCAGATGCGAACACAACCCCGTCTCACCCGTGAAGCGATTCTTGAGAACCCGTAGGGCTGTCACGTTGCGATTCTCAGGGTCTTGCTGGTTACGCTCCAAGCCTAACACGATGTCAGACAACTGAGCGATAGCCGCAGAGCCTCGTAGGTGCGCCAAGGAAGTAGCTGCGCCGTCTTCGTGACCCTTGCCCTCAGGTCGTTTCAGGTGGCTAACAACAATCATGCCTATGTTACACTCCTCAACAAGGGAGCGCAGCTTGGTCATGGTGTTGTCAATCATCCGCCGTTCGTCACCATCGCCAAGTCCAGAGACCACAATGGAAAGGTGATCAAGAACTATGTAGTCCACATCAAGAGCTTTCGCCATATATCGGATGTGACCAAGGAGGTTATCGGAATCTAGGGAACCCCAGTGGTCGTAAAGGAAGAACCTTCCAGATCCCACTGTGGCATCGAAGGCTTGCTTGAGCTTATCGCTTTCCTTCAACTCACCAGCAAGGTGCAACAGGCAACCCATCTCAAGACCCACGATGCCACTTGCTGTGCGCTCTATGGATTCCTCAAGGGCGATGTAGCCGATACGCTTGTCGGTGTTCCTGATTAGGTTGTGAGCAATAACACGACACAGTTGTGACTTACCTATACCACTACCAGCACAGACCGTAACGATCTCACCCTTACGCATCCCGCGAGTCTTCTCGTTGAGACCTTGGAATGGATAGGGGATGCTCTCGGTGTTCTTAGGATTCAACAGGCGTTCGTATACCTCGCTGCCCTCAACGATGTCGTCGGGTCTCCAGATCTTGGCATCCCAGAAAGCCCTGACAAGCTCCTCGGTTTTCCCCTGCATCAACATCTCGTTGGCATCCTTGAGCGGGAGACGGGCTACCTTGCACTTACCAACAGGTAGGATCGATGAGACTTGTTCCACGGCTTTGCGACCAGCAGCGTCTTCATCGAACATAAGGATCACCTCCTCAAATTTCTGGAGCCACTCAAGGTTCTTCTTGAATACGTTCTTGGCTCCACTGGCTCCTGTAGGTAGGGATACGACTGCCCACTTGTTACCGAAGACCTGTGATAAACTCAGGGCATCGATCTCTCCCTCTGTAACGGTCAACTTACGTCCGCCGTTGGGGAACAGGTGCTGACCGTAGAAGGTCGTGGGGACTCCGATACAGGAAAACTCCTTGTCAGCAAAGCGTAGCTTCTGGGCTGTCAGGTTTCCCTCAACGTCCCTGTATTCTGCGATGTGGCATATCTTCCCGTATTGCTCTCCGACCTTGTAGCCAAACTTCTGGCAGGTCTCGGCGTTAATCTTTCTAGCATCTAGTGGTAAGACCTTCCCGCTAAGGAAAGCTCCACCCGTTTGTGGTGTTGTGTTCATGTGTATGCGTTTGTTGGTGTTGTCTACTGATGAAAGGTCTAGCTCTCCACAGGAGAAACAATAGACCGATCCATCTTCGTTTTCCGCTGCTGCATTAGAGCTTCCGCAATTGTTGCAGGGGATGTGTGTTTTTATAAAAGCCATTCTTTCGGTATGGTTGTTTGCGCCCAGATGAAGCCGTGCTTATCGCACCACTCAGCATAGGTCGTCCTTGATCGAGAAGATAGACGGTTCCGTGCGTTCATGAACAGGAACCTGATGTCTAACTCTGGGTTGTATTTGCGAACCAGAAGGTGTTTCGTTCTGTCGCTTGCCAGAAATCTTCCCTTGGCTTCAATGATGATGCCGTTGGTAAGGACGAAGTCGGGCGTGTAGGTGTGTTCTTTACAGTATTTTAGGTGTCGGCTTTCGTAGCCAAAGGGAACCCCCTCCCGTTCAAGGGAGAGGGCTATGGTTTTTTCAAAGTTAGAACGGAACCGCATTACCGTTTTCGTTGTCGTCATCTTTGAACGCTTGATTGAACGACTCGCCGTCACTGACGTAACCGTTGGCTTCCGAAGAGAAACCAAAGTTATCGTTGGCTTGGCTACCGTATTCAACAAGCTCGATGACTTGAACTGCCTTGAGACGTAGGGTGTAACCTGCGCCGACCGTTGGGGAAAACCAAGCGTATGGTTCAACGGCAAGCTTCAAGGTGGATCCAGAGCCAACGTTCGGTGCTTCAGGCATTTTAACGCCCTTAGAATCAAACACAGCGATGGTGAACGTAAGCTCGCCTTTCTTGGTCTGCTTGCGAGCGGTCTGCTTGGCGAAGATCTGGTAGTCTCCTTCGTCAGTGATGGACAACGGGCAAGTGAGCGACTTACGCAGCTTCTTGTTTCCGTTCTCTTCACACAGGGTCTTGTATGCGCCTTCGAACCACTTGTCGATTTGTGATTTGAATGCGTTGAACTCGCCCTCAGACACGTGGATCTTGGCACTGTAAACTCCATCAGCATTGAACTTGGTGTCAGGTTCTTTGATGCGTGGGTAGATTGCGATTCCTTTTGGTGTTGTTATATTCATGGTATTTACTTTTACTTTTGTTGTTTTGTTGTTTTGTTTTTAGCTGAAGAAGTATTCCGACTTCAGTAAAAGGGATACGTCGAGATTGCCTAGCTCTGGAACTGGCGGCAGTTCGACTGTTGGGTGCAGAGACTGTGTTTGCTCCCTGAAGTTGTCCAGAAAATTTTCGGTGAAAATGTCCACGAAGACTTCGCGCAGCACCTTACTCATTGTGCCACAGTTAGTTGCGTGTGTTCCGTAGCTGTCGTGGATCATCGCGAAATCGTGGATATCGTGTTGTTCCTTGCAGCGTTTTACAGTTTCGTGCAGGGCTGCTGCGTCCAGTGAGTGAACGATGTTGGGTGACGCGCCGTTGCTTTGACGCTTAACGTCCATCTGGTCGATCTCATCGTAGAACTTCAGGTATTTACCTTCGCCGTTCAACCACGTTCTGATCCGCTTGGCTTTGGTGCGCTTGTAATCTTGGCGAACCTTCATACCACTAGGTGACAACCATTCAAGATACCCGCCGTCCTTTGCTGTTGCCTGTGCTAACGCTTGGAACCACGCCATGACTTCCTTGGGTTTTGTTAGTATCTCTTCGATGGCAGACCACACAAGGTTCGCAAGATACATGATGGCTGTGTATTGTTCGCCGCGAGTAAATGGTGTCGGTTTGCCTTCGTTGATCTTCTCCTTATACCAATCTGCAATATACTGTCTGTTGCTGTAAGCTGTTAGACCGTAGCTGTAGCACATCACAGGACGCTTGGTGCAGTTGCGATCAATACCAAAGGTCAACCAGTGATATGCGAAGGGAACTTTAAGATCAGCATCGCGCTTCAACGCAGCCAACACCTGATCAGCAACAACTCGATAGATATCCGCAGGTGTATCCGTAGGTGTTACGTTGGTCGCTGCTGCTCCATGCTCGTCACGCGCCAGCAGGGAAAGGATCTGGAGTCCGTTGTTAGTTGCGTCCATCGAACACGGAAGGTGACTAAGGAAATTCTTAGAGTCCTTTGAGTGATACGCTGCCCACTCCTTGCACCACGCTAGGAACTGCCAAGGGCTATCTGAGTCTGCCCAGTCACGGTTACCGTAGGGATCGTTGGCAATCCTTATGGCTTCACCTGTGTAGTTGTGCGCCCACTCAATACGCTTGTCGAAGGTGATCTTGTCATTACCGTATGAGTTCGCGCCGTGGATCGCCAGCCACTTCAGGTCAGCCTCGGATTTGATCTTTACCCCACGGTGAAACTTAAGGAGTCCTCGGCAGTGGTCGGGTCCTTGGTAGTTAAGGAAGGACGGTATCTGGTAAACACGACCACGGAAATCCACGTTGGAAGGAAAGAACATCCGCTTGTCCTTCATCTTGTGGGACAGCCACTGGATCTTGCCGATAAGAAGCCTACGGGATTGTGTGGCACTGTTGTGCTGGGAGATCTCTTTGCGGCTTTTGTTTAGCTCTCGTTGAGCCTCCTCGCTCAGTATTCCGTTTTCGGATTTTGCAGGTAGTGGAACGTCCTCCTTGTTGGGTAGACCGATCATCGTGTTGTTCTCCCACGCCCAGTCAAACACATCCAACACATCGCTGTTGATGCTGTAGGGTGTCTCTTGGATGTAGTTCACTGCATCGTAGACATCCGCAAGGTCATGGTTTTGCCTTAGCCATTTGCGATCCGTGGTTTTAACAAAGGACAACAAGGGGATCGCTGCGTCCTCAGGGTCGTAGCCTCCTTCAAAGATTCCAACCCAAGGCTTAGGACA